GCCATGGGCAAGACCAAGGAGCATCTTTGCTGTAACGTCGTTTCAAGCCGATGTGTCGGCAGGTCGGCGCATCACCGTCTTCTCGGATCCAACCGAGAATGGGCGATTTTGGTGTTACGTACGGGAAATGATAACCCTGCACGCACTTAACCTTAAACAGCTCAGATCGTAAGAGCGCAGCGGTACGGCGAAATCCTTTACGGAAAAGCCTCGCCTCCGTGGAAAGGAGACTAAGCACTACGTTCCTAGGTGAATGATGGCTCGGGATGTACTTAAAGTACTCCGGGGTAATTTCAACGCCTTTGTAGGCATGCATCCCACATGACTCGCGAAACCACGATTGCGAATAGCTCTTCTCGGTATTAAACTTCATACCAAAGAATGGCAAATAAGCATAAATGGCATCCACGCATTCGGATCTGACTATGATGTCATCGCCGTATACGTAGATCTCGCGAGTTGAACTTCGTGGGAGCTGGCTAAGAGTAAGAATGGCCCTGATCAGAACAAAATGAACAAGCGCCATAATCGGGAAACACGTTGCGGAGCCCATAGGGGCGAACTTCTCACAAGGTAAATCAGTGGGAAATTCGATCATCCCCTCGGGCAGGCTAATGGTACGCGTAGATGTTGCCATCAGCGCGTCCAACATGTCAGGACAATCGTGGAAAAGATATCTCACGAGAGTACGTGACACCCTGTCTGAAGCCGCCGACATGTCCAGGGTAGCAAACCCCTTCGTGTTGGATGCTTCCAACGCCAGCCTGCGGTTGACAGACTGCTCGGTAAAATTCACAAACCCCTTTGTTAGCGGGTGTGATTCCAAGCGGTCGTACAGAGCACGTTTAAGTGCCTGCTGCAGGTGTTGTGTTTCCAATTCCTCTATGCATATTCCCCTCGGTTTTCCATAAGTCTTTGGAACAAACTTGAACCGAGAAGAAGGCGCGCAAATGCGCCTTAAGCTCTGATAGAGCTTAGGATCCGTTACAAGGTCCCATGGGTGGGAAAAATACCACTCGTAGTATGGGAAAACCTCGTCCAATTGTTCGTACAGAACATGCGGCCGGTATCGCACATTCTTTCGCCTCGGCGTGTTAGTCGCGCCCGGGCCTGGTACAGGCACAAAAAGGTCAACGTCAAATTCCGGGGACATGTCCCCGATAATTTCTTTGACGTAAGACCTTGCCTCCAGCAGGATCGGATACAACGGGTCCGAAAAGTAGTCGATGTATCTCAGTGACACATCGTCCTCGACGAAACTCCACAGCTGTTTCTGGAGTGTACTCGTCTTGTACGGCCCTCGGAATTTCTTGAAGGCGTGACACAGTTGATAAATACACTGCATCGATTGCGTACAAGCATCATCACATTGACACTCACAAACCATAGCGAATAGCTGCCGTAGGAATACGGGGTGCTTTCCGCTCTTCACCAGTTTAAATGAAGGGTAAGATGGTTTACCGGTCTCTAGATACTGAAGAAAATCAGTGAAGAGACTGGGAAGTGTCTGAGTTGCAAAGCTCAGTCCTTCGTGGCTAAATCTGCGACGCAATGTTGCTAAGTCACGATTGTAGTCAGCTAGTCGATATGATGGTAGAACGTCATAAGCGTCAGTAAGAATTGCTTCGAGATACCGGAGAACATCCCCGGAACCGCTCAGAAACTCTTTGAGTTTTGCGGACTCGTCTGACGTGCGAGACGAATGCCTCGGCTTCTTTGGCTTTTCAGGCTCGGAATTTACTTTCATGTTCCTATGCCTCCAACCGAAAGAAGGACTCGCAACCCCCATGTCAGGAGATTGGATGACGTTGAGGTTTATTTTCGCTTCGACACAATCTCG